GCTGCGGGTGTATTAGTCAACGGGCTGAAAGCATTTGTTATTGGGTTGGGTGCGCTGATCAACCCAATTAACTTAGTAATAGCAGGTATAGTGGGCATAAGCACTATTTTGTACGCAAGCAACAAAGACTTCCGTAATTGGTTCAACAACGTAGCAGGCATTTTAGGGGATAGATTGTACACATTTTTGGTGGGGGCATCAGTCATGTTTGGGCGGTTTGCCAAAGAGGTGGGTAACGCTCTTGGACGCGTAGGGCAAAGTTTGGCTAACTTCTTTTCAACCAAAGTTCTACCAGTTCTTGGCGGCGTTGTAAGTGGTTTGGTTAAAATGTTTGAGGAATTTTTTAAATGGGTTTTCCGTGGGTTTAGTGCCGTAGGCGAAAAGGTTATAGAATTGTATCAGGCATTGCCTGAGCAGATTCGAGGACTGTTGGGACAAGTTGGTCGGTTTACCGTTGATGTGTTTGAAAACTTGCCAGTGTTTAGACGCACTCAACAGTTAATAAACTCTATTAACGGATTTATCGGCGAGGCTATGCGGATTGGGGGGGATGTGCGGAGACAGTGGGGAATGGATGAAGATAGACGGAGGAGCGAGATACCCAAACCTACACGTCTTCAACAAATTACAATTCCAGAACAGGAAGCAACGTTACCAAGTTCCAGCACTGCTGGACCATCCACAACTACGAAGCCCAGCCCGCAAGCCGACGCAGCCAAAAAGGCTCAAGAAATAACCAAAATTCGTGACCAAATACTGCAACTACAAGACACTATACTGAACAAAACCAAAGAGTCTTACCAGGCTATCCAAGCCGAGATAATCCAGTTACAAAATACAATTAAAGAAACCATTGCGCCTTTTAATGCGTTTAACACATCAACACAAAAATTCTTAAACACGGTTGGAAGTGAAGACTTCCGTTTTGCCACTAAAGCCCAGGAGATTACGGGCAAATATGAGGCGGTTTTCAAAAATTTTGAAACGGTTTCAGATTTGATTAAACAAGAAACAGAGAAAAGGCAATTTGAATTAGCCCCGCAACAACTACCAGAGTGGAAAAAACTATCTGAAATTCCCACGGAGAAACTGCCTTCAAAACCCCTACCTGCAAAATCAAAAGACCAAGTAGAACAAAATTATGATTTAATGTTTCAGATTTCAGGTAATGTAAGTAACGCTTTAACGGAAGTTGGTCAACTAAAAGAAGCACTTGAACTGATAAAAGGCATAATGCCAGAAGTCCAGAAAGACATTGAAGACATGCTTAAGCCACAACAAGAGCAGCTGAAAACTGCTACGGCTAATCTGGATGTTATCCAAAAAACCAACAACTTTTTAGCCCAAGGTGTTGCACCAGAGCAAGCCCGCATAAACGCCTTGGCTCAAATAGAAAAAGACCAGAGGAAACAGTCACTTGACGCGCTTAAGGAAATGGTCGCCCCACTCCAAAAATCGCTCACTTTGGCGCAACAAACGGGGGATGCTAGTGCGATCGCCACTCTAACTGAAACTATAACAACATTGCAATTGTATATAAAGCAATGGGATACCGTTAACGGTAAAATCGACCAACACAACCAGAAAATTGCAGACGCGGAGAAACAGAACAAACAACTTACGGAACGGCGGGAGAGGAATCTTCAGATAGCCGAATCGATCGCCAGTTCGATTGGGGATGGCCTTACGGACGTGTTTGACTTGCTGCTGAGCAAAACTGACGACTGGGGTGCAGCACTCAAAGATATCGCTTCAAACGTGCTTAGACAGATAGCCAACCAACTATTCCAGATTATGGTAATTACCCCAATTGTCAAAGCAATGGCAGCTGGGTTAGGCAGCATGTTTGGGGTTAGCTTTGCTGACGGTGGTATTATGACTAGCCGTGGTCCAGTAGCACTTAAAACTTATGCGTCCGGCGGTATTGCTAACAGTCCCCAGCTGGCTCTATTCGGTGAGGGTAGAATGCCAGAAGCATATGTGCCACTACCAGACGGTAGACGTATCCCAGTGGCAATGGAAGGTGGTGGCAGTGGCGGCGGCAACTTCACGGTTAATGTCAATGTGGACGCATCCGGCAGTCAAGTGTCTGGCAGCCCATCCCAGGGTGAACAACTCGGACGTGCGATCGCCCAAGCAGTTCAATCAGAAATAGTTAAACAACAACGCCCAGGCGGGCTACTATATACGTAACGTTTAAACTGTAAGTTATGGCAACTTTTACTTGGGTGGCGGACTTTGGTGCAGTACGCAAGTCAGAGCCAAAAGTCCGTGCTATTAAGTTTGGGGATGGCTATGAGCAGCGGTTACGGTTTGGCTTAAACACTAATCTTAAAATTTGGACCGTGCAATTCCGTGCGCGGTCAGACCAAGAAGCCACAGCTATAGAATCGTTCCTAGACGCGCGCGAAGCCGTTGAAGCGTTCGACTGGTCTCCCCCAAGTGGGTCTCCCGCTAAGTGGATCTGTCGTAGTTGGACGAGGCAGTTAGACGCTTATAATCTAAACACTATTTCAGCGGAATTTGAACAGGTGGTCGTATGAACGCAGTAGTATCAAACTTGCAAAGTGCAGCACCATCCCAAATAATAGAGCTATTCGAGGTCTATTTAAGCGCAAACCTACACAACACTAACGAAGTGTTACGGTTTCACCCCGGGACTTCTGTATCAAGCCAGAACATTATTTGGGCTGGGGTTTCTTACTCAAAAATGCCCATAGAAGCCAGTGGGTTCGAGTACAACGGGCAGGGAAGTTTACCACGCCCAGTAATCCGAATTTCTAACTTGACTGGGTTAATTTCTGGGTATTTGGTTCTAATCAACTTGTTTAATCCCGGAAACGATTTAGCCGGTGCGAAGTTGGTGCGGCGGCGCACACTAGCTAGATTTTTAGATGGGGCCAATTTTGACAACAACACGAACCCGTTTGGCACACCTGACCCTACTGCGGAGTTCCCGCAGGAGGTTTACTACTTTGACCGCAAGTCGCTAGAGAACCGGGATTTAGTCGAATTTGAGTTAACTTCCCCGTTCGATTTAGCTGGGGTCAGATTGCCCAAGCGGCAAGTTTTAGCCAATGCTTGCCAGTGGCAATACCGAGACCCAGATACGTGCGGTTATAACGGTACTGGCTACTGGGATAAAGCAGATCAGCCAGTTGCGACATTGGCTCAGGATGTCTGCGGCAAGCGTGTAAGCAGCTGTAAACTACGGTTTGCAAATCAAGAATTACGGTTTGGTTCGTTTCCGGGCGTGGGGGGTTATCAATAATGTTGGACATAGAGCCGCTTAAACCGGAAATGTTGGAGCATGCGCGTAACGCAAGTCCAGCTGAAGCGTGTGGTTTAATCGCTATTGTCAGGGGACGGCAACGATACTACCCGTGCAAAAATCTGTCCTCTGGTTTAAACCATTTTATCTTAGACCCACAAGATTACGCCAGAGTAGAATCAATGGGGGAAGTTGTGGGGGTGTTCCACAGTCACCCCAAAACTGCGGCTAATCCCAGTCAGGCGGACAAGGTTAGTTGCGAAACGACTAAACTCTGCTGGGTAATTTGCAACCCGGACTTGGAGACTTGGGTGCAGATTAAACCAAGTGGGTACCAAGCACCGTTGGTTGGGCGAGAGTATTCTTACGGGGTTTTAGATTGTGGGCAGTTGTGCCGTGATTGGTACAAGTTAGAGTACAAGTTAACTTTTCCAGATTTAGACTTGCCAGCTAATCCAGCGTTATGGCACGCCAACCCATCCCTGTACTCAGACTTAATTGGTTTCAATTTTAAAGAAGTTGACAAAAATTCTATTCGGTACGGAGACCTTTTAGTTATGTGCTTAGGCACTTCTCAAAAGCCAAACCATGCTGCGGTTTACATTGGAGACAATCAAATACTACACCATTTAAGCGGACGATTGTCATCTCGCGACTCTTATAATAATTATTGGCAACGTGTAACACATTCGGTTTTAAGATACCATGGCAACGCTTAAGCTATATGGATGGCTGAGAAAATTTTGTGGTTTTGCCACTTTTCAGATAGAAGTTAAAAGTCCCTTGGAAGCGCTTAAATTTTTGATAGTTAACTTCCCCGGGCTTGAGCAACAAATTGGGCAGCCAGACAAATACTTTAAAATCTGGACCCAATCCCCAGGGATTACCCCACTTCAACTAGATGAACTCGGTCATCCAGTTGGGGTTGACACGGTAATCAATTTTGCACCCGCAATTTCTGGGCGTGGTGATGAATTTTGGATGATCCTAGGAGGTCTTGCATTAATTGGTTTAGTGGTAGCTACTGGCGGCGCAGCTGGTTTTTTAGGGGCAACTGGTGCAAGCATACTTGGTGGACTTGGGGCATCGTTAGTACTTGGCGGAATATCACAACTGCTTACGCCAATGCCAAAGCCACAGACAATAGACGATCCCAGACGCGAATCTTACAGCTTCAGCGGTATTGTAAACGTTTCGAGACAAGGCGTACCAGTGCCAATTGTGTACGGGGAAACCATAGTAGGTGGTATTACCATTTCGGTTGGTTTGAAGACGGAAGATACCCTGTAGATGGGTCTTTTAGTTTTAATATTTTTAAGTCTGATTTAGTTGTATAGAAATAAATGAGTAAAAAAGATGCTAATTAGTGGTAGTGGCGGCAGTGGCGGCAAGGGTGGCGGTGGTCAGCATACACCAACCGAGGTTCCTGATAGTCTGCGCTCGACTTTATATGTGGTCGGAATAGAACTTTTATGCGAAGGCGTTATCGCTGGTTTGAAAACCAGCGAAGGTGGAACGACAGACGATAACGCTTATAAAAGTGTCTATTTTGATAAAACGCCAATAAGAGCAGCTGATGGCACTTATAATTTTCCCCCACCCGCAATGTTTTGGCATTGGGGGAGTTTTTTACAGTTAGCTTTACCAAGCTATCTTGGTGGTGGTACAGAAACTTTAAACAGTGTGGGGGTGGAAATTAAGAAAAATTTACCCGCAGTACGCACTATAACAGACAATAATGTCAACGCTGTACGGGTCATAATTGGCATACCCGCATTGGTTGGTATAACAGACGAAGGGGACACTGTTGGCACTTCAGTGCAAATTGCTATCGATATTCAATACAGCGGCGGTAGTTACCAAGAGATAACCAACGATACGATTACAGGCAAAGCTAGTAGCTTGTATCAAAGAGGTTACGAGATTAATTTAAACGGAAGTTTCCCGGTTAACGTCCGAGTCAGGCGGATAACAACTGACTCTACTTCTAACAGACTCCAAAATGCCACCCAGTGGCTAAACTACACCGAGATAATATACACCAAATTTCAACACCCACACAGTGCGTTGATTGGGTTTAAGGTAGATGCCCGCCAGTTTAGTCAAATCCCCAACCGCAGCTATTTGATTCGTGGAACAAAAGTGGTTATACCAAACAACGCAACGGTAGATACAGTAACTGGGCGGTTAATTTATAACGGGGTCTGGAATGGAGGTTTTCAGGCAGCTCAGTGGACTTCTGACCCAGCATGGTGTTTGTGGGATTTGTTGACTTCTAAACGCTACGGACTGGGTGAGTTTTTACCAGCTACTCAACTGGACAAGTGGAGTTTTTACCAAGTTTCTCAGTACTGCTCAGCTTTGGTGCCAGATGGGTTCGGTGGGCAGGAACCCCGGTTTAGCCTAAATATCAATAT